TGCCATGGGTTAAGCTGTTTTCACACGCATTCCAAGGACCTGGTGGATGGTATATTGAGAACTCTCTCACTACCATTGGCGGTAAGGATCCTATTGGAGAATTGAATCGTGAATTGTGGAACAGTGGGAATGAGAAAGATAAAGATACTGTACGAAAGCAAAAGCGTAAGTTGTCCTTCTATGCAAACATCTATGTTGTAAAGGATCCTGCTAATCCTCAGAATGAGGGTGGAGTTTTTCTTTACAAGTTTGGTAAGAAGATCTTTGATAAGATTATGGATGTTATGCAACCAGAGTTTGAGGATGAGACTCCAATCAATCCTTTTGATTTCTGGGCTGGTGCTAACTTTAAGTTGAAGCTCCAGAAGAAGGATGGTTTCTGGAATTATGATAAGTCTGAGTTTGATACTCCACGTCCATTGTTGGAAGATGATGAGGCTCTAGAAGCAATTTGGAAGAAGCAACATTCTTTAACTGCTTTTGTAGCAGCAGATCAATTCAAATCATATGATGACCTTAAGAAGCGTTTAGATTATGTTTTGGGTAATAAGAGACCTGCTCAACGGGTAACTGCTGAGGAGTTGGACTATGATACTACAGTTCAGACAGAACAGAAGAGGGTATCTGAAGAAGAAGTCCTTCAGAAATTAGAAAGGAGTGCTAAGGCAAGCAAATCTGCTAGTGAATCTACATCATCTGATGATGATGAAGATCCATTGAGTTATTTTGCTAAACTCGCTGATAGCTGAGGGAAATTCAACTTTTAATTCCAAAATCGGGGGAAAAATTACTCAGAGTATTTTTTGACCCTTTTACTTTTTTTTATTAGTTGTATAATCTAATATTTTCTCCTTTAACCAGGGTTTTACTCACAAATTGAGTAGAACCCTTTTTATATGGCATAATCTCTCGCAAGTCATCCAATACAAGTCCTATGTATTTTGATTTTAATAAGAAGATGTTTCTTTTTTCATTTTGCAATTCCTCTTCATACGTATAGTTGGTAATTCCTTCTGCAAAGTTAGCAATTACTTGTTGAGCTGCTAATCCAGAATCATAATAACTTACGGTATAGTCTGAAGGAACTTCTAATCCTTTTTTAATGATTATTCTTCCACTACTATCCTTTATTTCTGTAGTCTCATAATGATGAATTGAATGGATTCCAGCTTCATTGGTATATTTTTTAATTAGATAGTTATAAAAGGATTGTTGATTCATAGGCCATTCATCTTCAAGATTGATGATATTGTTTGCCATCATCACCAACCAATCCAAAGTTGGTGTGTTATAGACTTTATAAGCAATATTATCTGGTCTCTCATCACCTATAATTTTGTATTTGGTGAAATGATTGAGATCTTCTAAAATATCGGGTCTTATTTTGGCTCTTTTAAAAAGATTTTTTACCCGAATATAGTCAGATATGTTTGTTGAACCTGGAAGACGACTAATATACTCGAAATCAGGAATATTTCTAAAATAAGGTTTAATAGCCATTACTGGAAGTCTCCATCTTCATAGTCTCCTCTGTATACTGGTTCAATTTCATTGAATGACATTTGGATGTTGTAAGCAGTCATTGATCCCCCATCATAGGTCATATAAGAACCTCCGGGGGTATAGTCAACATTAAATGAAGTTAAAGCGCACGGTTTAAATTTATTCATGAAGGGATGTTGTCCATCTCCATTATAAAGATATTCCAATTTCCAAAGACATGGTGGTTTTAAGAAAAGTGCTGGATCTTCTTTAACTGGAGCCATATCTTTTTTCATAGCTTGAATTATATCCCAACAAATATCAGCTTCAGTTTCATCTCTAGGAGTTAGTGGAAAGTTAAAATTGAATGTTCTTAATGTGGGCCCTTCGAATAATAATTCAAGATTGGGATTGATGACTTGACCTGTTGTTCTTCCCATTATATTTGCTCCTACAGCTTGTCCAGCAAAGAAACCAGCAAATGCTGAAGCATTTTCTGGAGATAAAACTTGATCTTTTAGGTTTCCAAACATCTCCGTCATCGCTGCAGCGCTGCCTCCAAGGCTTCCCTTTTGTCCTAACTCGGTTATCGTTTGTTCCGCACCTGCTCCAGCTTGCCTTTGGATTTCATTCATTGTATCTTGATTCCAACTAGTAGAATTAGATTCAGTAAGGCTGGGTTGCATTGGCAACTGAATAGTTGTTCTTGGACTTGCGTCGAATCTATTGGCGGTTGTAGATCCAGCCATTCCTTGACTCAGAGAAGCCACATATTCATATGATGCTATTTGAATATAGTCATATCCCAAACCAGCTAAACTCATTTCGGGATATCTTAGTATCGTACTACCTCCTGTAGTAGTACCTGCACGATTAGCTGCTATGGGAGCAGCTGCAATACCTCTTACGGATAGTGGAACCGATCCATCAGTTAGAACCGAAGGCGGTGTTCCAAATAATTGTGTGGAGGATGGATCACCAGATGCATTAATAATTTGTCCTGTAGTGGGATGTATAGTTCCAGGTATTCCTAGATCATCAAAATAATGTAGACGAGCAGTATCACTTTGTAGATTTAATTGACTTGCTCTAGTTGTATTGGCTGTATTAACTCCACCTCCTTGGGAAGTATTAAAAAAGGCATTTTGAAATTCTGCCTCAGTCAGTTGAGATGCGTTGGGAGATCTACTGTTATAAAGACGTAAAAATTCGGCTGATTGTGCAGGAGGAATTTCATATTCACTCCCTGCTTGAGAAGAACCTGTTGGTGGGGATTGGAAAAGAGGAGCAGTTCCAGCTGTTCTTGCGGCGGTGGATGCGTACCCCTGTATTTGACCAGTTGATGTATCTATACTATTATAGATAGTCATACCGTTCCATATTGTAGTGGTATATTCCGTTGCCATTGGGTATGAGTACAGCCTGTGCTAGTTATTTATCTTGAAATTTTGATATGGAATAGAACGTAAATCATATATTTCACCAGGATAAGCCTGATACAAATTACCTATTGATTGTTGCCAGTCATAGTTTCTAAATCCAGGCCAATGATAGTTAATTCCCCTAAATCCCCATCTAAACAATCCCACACAAGCAATTAATGGGAATTGATCATAACGAATTCTAGGAGTTTTAGGATCGTATATAAAGGTATAATATCTTCCAACATCTGGAGCAGCTACTACAGTATCATTAAGAGTTTCCATCACAGCCAGCATTCTGTCATCAGGATTAGTCATAGCAATGATATCACTGACTACGTTTTCTAATCTATTAGTGGTATTTTCTAGATACTTTTCTTGTTCGTAGTCCATAGTTGGTTTTCAGTTATTATCTTGAATTCTAAAGAGTTGTCTTTACAAAATTCTCTGGCATATTTCCATTTTGCTTGATTAAGTTCATATGTTTTGCATTCATTAATATATGATTTAGTGACTCTGGATCTTTTCTTTGGTGGTTGAGTTTGTCTGAGGGGTTTTACTTCAATGACATACTTTTTAATTGAACCATTAGCCTCTTTGACTTTGATTAAGAAATCAGGATAATAACGATGAGGACGATTGTCTAGGGGTGAGAGATAAGGAATAGAAAATTCCTCAGAAGCATATTCTATAATATTTTCATTACTATCACACCACTGTAAAAATCTAAGTTCCCAACTGCTTCTATAAACTATATTTTTCACATTTCCTAAGTATTTTTTAGGGTTATTTGGATGAAATAATCCCTGATGATACTTAGAATCACGTGGCATCTTACCTACATAGTAATAGTAATTAAAATTATTTATAGATGGCGGGTTACGCTCCCAATACAGTCAATACTTCTACGTTGAAGAGTAGAATTTTAAATATTGCTCAGACTTCCATATATCATGTAAAGATTCAACCTCCTTCTTTGGTTGCATCTTATATGAGTGGAGAAGGTATTAATTATACAGCTATTGGAGATGAACTGGAGTTGATGTGTACTTCGGCCAGCCTTCCTGGAAATGGAATGATGACTCATGATGTTACTAATGATTATGCTGGTGTATCTGAGAAGATGGCATATAGAAGAACATATGATGCTAATTTAGATTTGACTTTTTATGTTAATCGTAGGTATGATGCTGTTGAGTTTTTTGATGCATGGATAGATTATATTACAGGAAATATGCATGAGACACGTTTTAAGTCTCCTTATGTTGGATATAGAATGAAATGGCCAAAGGATTACAAGACTAATATATTCTTAACTAAATTTGAAAAAGATACCTACGCACAAATGACTACTGGCCAGGTTAGTGGTATAGGGCAACAGCAAGTTATCAACCAGGATGTATTTAATGATATTCCCCATTTACATTATACTTTTGTAAATGCTTTTCCTATCAATGTTGCTTCAATGCCTGTACAATATGAGACTAGTGATCTCTTGAAACTTACTGTTTCTTTCTCTTATATTCGATATGTTCTTGAAAGAATGGGTACGGGATCAAGTAGTGGTTTAAGTTATATTCCTGGAACTGGGCCCTGAGACTTCTTATATCCAAAACCCCACTAAATAAACTTACTGATATTATTATAAAATATTATGCCTTTACCTAAAATTGCGACGCCGACTTATGAGTTGGAATTGCCTTCTACAGGAAAAACATTACAATATAGACCGTTTTTAGTCAAAGAAGAAAAACTTTTAGTTCTTGCATTGGAAAGTGAAGATACTAAGCAAATTACAACAGCCATTAAGACTGTTCTTAAGAGTTGTATCCTCACAAAGGGAATTAAAGTAGAAACACTTCCTACTTTTGATATTGAGTTCTTATTCCTTAATATTAGAGGAAAATCTGTTGGAGAGGAAGTAGAAGTTAATATTATTGCTCCAGATGATGGAGTAACTGAAATTCCAGTAAAAATTAATTTGGATGAAATTAGAATAACTGAGAATGAGGATCATAATAATAAAATCAAACTTGATGATGATCTTTTGATGGAAATGAAGTATCCTTCATTGGAACAATTCATTAAGAGTAATTTTGATTTTAATGAACAAACTAATCTGGATCAATCATTTGATCTTATTGGTAATTGTATAGATAAAATTTATAATGAAGAAGAAGTATGGGCTATTGCAGATTGTACTAAGAAAGAGATAAAGGAATTCTTAGAAGGAATGAATTCAAAGCAGTTCAAAGAAGTTGAAAAGTTCTTTGAGACTATGCCTAAGTTATCTCATACTCTTAATGTAACTAATCCTAGAACAAAAGTTGAAAGTGAAGTCGTTCTTGAGGGTTTGGCAAGTTTTTTCGCGTAGGGATGGTCCACATGGACCTTGAGGGATATTTTAAACTTAATTTTGCCCTCATGCAGTACCATAAATATTCATTAACTGAGATTGAAAATATGATACCTTGGGAACGAGATATCTACGTTGCTTTGTTGAAAAATCATTTAGAGGAAGAAGAACAAAAGCAAAAAGCAAAGAATGGCAGTTAAAGGAGCGACAAGCGGTCAGATGGCAGGAATTGATCCTAAGATTCTTGGCCTGCTCGGAATTCAGGATAATAAAGATATTGATTTAGGTACATATAAGACTCTCTTAAAGGAGAAGATGGTTGCTGGTCGGATGACCGACAGTAAGATGTCTACTGAAGATACAGAAGCTCTTACTAATGCATGGAAGGATATTAAAAATGATGTCCAGAATTTACAAAAAGATAATAATATTAGTGGAAAAAGTGTTGCATCCAACATTACGGATCGTAAACCACCGTCAGCAGCAAAAATAAGTCCTCAAAAACTTTTACCTGCTGCCGGAGGGTCTTTACAGAAAGTAGATCAAGTAGATCAAGAGGATGATAAAGGAGTTGAGGATAATAAGGCAGAAATATCTCAAATAAAGTCATTCTTGGAAGGTCCTTTAGGTTCTGGTCTTAGTAAGATAGAAGAAAATCTTCAAGGTGTTCTGTCTGCTTTGACTGCAAGTAATAGGGCAGATAAGAGAGATGCAAGAAAAGCTCATGTTGCTCAGACTAAAACTGAGAAAAGGGGGAGAGAAGGACAATTAGAATCAAAGGCTGCTGATCTTGGGAAAAGTATTCTTGAGAAAGCAACCAAGCCTGTAAAGGGCCTCTTTGAAATGTTTTGGGATTTTATTAAGAATGTTCTTTTGGGGGGTGCTATATTACGTTTAATGAAAATAATAGAAAATCCCATGAGGTTACTTGATCCTCTTTTTAAGGTTATTAACGGTATTATTGATTTTCTTAATTGGATTATAAGTTCGGTAGTAAATTTTTTGACAACGCCTTTTAATTGGATTATTAGAGGAATTAATGAAGGAGTTGGATTTTTAGTTAGTGGTGTTAATAACGCACTTTCTTTAATACCGGGAGTAGGAGAATCTGTTATTCCAGATCTCAAAATACCAGAAATTCCTCAAATGGAAGGTATTATACCAAAAATACCACTAGCTGATGAAAAATCTCCTCCAGTTCAAGGAGCTGAAGGTGGTGGAACGGTAGTTAATGGTGGAGATACTACTACAACTAATATTAATATTCAGGGCGCAGAAAAAGGAGGACCGGTAGTTCAACAGGCATCTGGAGGTGCTAAATCACTTGCAGGATTTGCGGGAGGTGGTAGAATTGCAGGCCAGGCAGGTAAAGCTGCAGCTGGTAGTATTAATTCGAATAAGATATCAGCTAAAAAAGGTGGAGCTGTTACTGGTGGAAGTGGAATAAAAATAACAGGAATGGGTAAGGATACACAACTTCTCGCTGCTCAGCCAGGTGAAGTTGTGATGAGTAAGAAAGCAGTTGATAAGATTGGTGCTGATAAATTATTGGCAATGAATAAAGCTGGTGGTGGAGATAATAAACCCAGATTTAGTAATGTGAATAATATTCAAGCAAC